TTGTATGTTCTTCCTGTTTGCCTGCAAGCGTCTTGATTGCCAGTTCTAGATCATTCATTTGTTGCCGCCCTCGCGCTTCCCGGCTCCCAGCCCTTTTTAAGCTTCTGTAACTCGTTGTACGCCCCGGATGCTGAATCCATTTCATCATCATGCGCCAAGTCCGGCTGCCCGTGCATGTGCGACAGCCATCGCTTGTTCCAAGCCCCCCGCAACAGCTTGACGTTACCCGCGTACGCTTGCGCCGCTAAGCCCTTGGCGCGTGTAATCTTATCGCCTTGTGGCCGCACCCCACGCACATCGAAGCCATCCATCATGGTCACAATGCTGCGACTGTCACGCTTGCCACTTGCGCCACCCTCTTGCTCAAAGCGTACCGGGATCGCTTTGCCGTCCTGCGTTGCCGTGTTGCGGATCGCCGTGTCGGTGCGTGCCGGATCGGTCTGCTCTGCGGTTGCGTCAAGGACGTAATAGGTATCGCCAACGACTTTCATTAAGCAGCTTGCCGTGTAATCGGGATCGTCTTTGGCGAGCTTCTTTTCGCTTGCAGCCAGATCCCAAAAGCGCACCGTGTGGCCCCCGGCTGGCACTGCGTCAACCACCTCGAACCAACTCTCATTGAAGACCTTGCCCGCGCTCGGCTTGATCAGCCAGTTGCCCCGTAACAGTTGTTCCTGTTCAATCAATGACAACGCTTGCAGGTTGGCAAGGTAGCCGGGATCGTTGGAAAGTAGGATCTGGTTGTCGTAAATATCGCTATGAACAAACGTAAAAGATTTGGGCGCAATGTCAGGGAAGCGTGAACGCATCTCAGCAGCCGACGATCCCCAGTGAAGTTGGTCGTTTTTGTTGACAAACCAGCGAACAATACCGCTGCGCTCTGGTATTGCATAGCCCGTTTCGCGATCGATGTACCAGCCAACAAACTCATGTAGCCAACCACCTGTCGGATCGTCCGGGGGAACGGGGTTGCAGGTAGCGCGAATGTAAGGCTTGACGCCACTAACCGCCGAACGGTTGCGGCTGAACATATAGAAGAATTGCGACCGCTCGAAATGGGTTATTTCATCGAAAACGATCAGCGGAATTTGCGACCCTTGCCAGTCCAGCCGATTTTTGACATACTGCATATGGGACATTGTGACGCTTGCGCCGCTGGGGAAGTCCCAGCGCATGGGCGATGACATACGCGGAATTGCGCCCATTAACGGAAACAAGCCTTCAGACTCAGACCACAGCCCGCCCTCTGCGGTGATCTGCGGTGCGGTGCGCCGGAAGATCACCGCACCAAAGTCTTTTTTGTCGCGATGACGAGCGCACTCAAGGAGCAGCGAGAATGTCTTCCCGCCCCCCGCCGCGCCGCCGAAAATGGCAACATCGGCGCTCGTGCCTAGATAAAGCTCTTGCCGCGGCTGCGGTCTAATCTCTATCGTCGCCATATCGCCCGCTCATAACCCGATTAAATAGCCACATGCCTACCCCCTCGAATTATCTGGTATATAGATATGCACTTGCGCATTGAGCGACTCGACCGGCCCGCCGTTTGGCCCAGTCAACTCCTGGCGTTCAACGTACCCGCGCGACTTGGCTTGACACTTCAGATAGAAGATGATCGCCGCTATCTCGCCTATCTCGATCCGATCCATAAGGCGCGATTCAACGTAGTCATGTCGCTGTTCGCGTTCCTCTTGGATCGCCGCCGCAATTTTTGGGTATTTGTCGCGGTAGTTGTAGATCGTCTGACTGGTGACGCCAAGCAACTGCGCGGCCTTAGACACGTAGCCTTTCGTCTGCGCAATCGCTTCGATGATCCTGCCCTGCGTCAATCTTTCTTCCACTGTCTAAAGTCTCTCTGCCACGTCGAACGCGTGCGCCTCGGTCGTAATCTGCGCGCCGGTGCGACTCACCCGCGCCTGCACAAGCCAGCGGCCCGGTGTGGCGATGTCCCCGGTTAGCACTTCGTAGCGAAGCACGCCGTCTACGCCGTTGGTGTCAAAGCTGGCTGTTTTGGTCAGCGTTGCGCCGTCCGGTGTCCTGAAGATCATTTGGCGTGTGGTGAACGCAGTTAGGTCAACCGGCCCGCCATCCTCGACAATGCGCAGTTTGCCGATCCAGCCATAGTCGCCAGCGTTAATGTCAGTCCAGCCCATAGGCCCCCTTATGCCGGATCGTAGATCTCGACATCCCAGACCGGAATGTCTACCGTGCCGCCCGCGGTCAACGCCTGCGAAGTGCAGGTAGTCACGTACAGCAGTTCACCGCTCGACGCTGTATCAACCAACGCAATGTGCGTTGCTGTGCCGCTGGCGTCAATCGTGACCGCGTTTTTGGCGGCGACGCGGAACTTGCGCCCGCCGGTGTCACCATCCGATTTTGTAAAGTCGGTGTTTTCGGTCATCGTCACATCTGCCAACGCGAAGGTAGTTACCGCCTCGGTGTACGTGGTCGGCTGTGCCGAACACACGATCATTTTGTCCGCTTTGCTGCGCACGTAATCAAGCGCAGCATCCATCATTGCATCTGTGGCCCATTTCGCCATGCTGTCTATCTCCTAAGCTTCTGTGTCCATCATTGCAGTAAAGCGCGCCTTGCTTTTGGCTACTGCCACTGTGCGCGCCCTAACCTCTCCGCTTTGCCGTGAGTGCATAGCGACTGTTGCCAGCACAACCAGCATGTAGCTATTAATCAGCAAGGCCGCTGAATCGACTGTGTGGCCCTGCATTGCGTCCTGTACGCTTAACTGGTGTCGTTGTACCAAAACGACGTTATCGGCTGTCTGCGTGTGCCTTGCTTCGTGTACGCTGGCGATAGCAATTATCGTGACGTGTTCAGCCGCTTGGTAATGATGCACGTCAGCCACGATTAGCAGCGATACAAAGCGCAAGACTGTGCTGTCTGCTATCTGCCCGTGGGCAACGTCCGCCACCGTTAGCGTCGTTGTTGGGCTGACTGTGCCACTGTCCGCCGCGTGACCGTGCGCAGCCTCTTGCACCGCGATCGCGCCGTGCTGCGCTAAGGGTGGCTGTTGCGCCTCTTGCCAGTGATCGGCGCTCTGCACTATCAGCGCCCCGTGTTGCGTTAGCGCTACCGCGTCGGCGCTGTGACCGTGATCGGCGCTCTGGATAATCACCGACCCCGTTGCAATCAGCGCAAAGTTGTCAACGATCTGGCTGTGGTGCGCATCGGCTACAACTAGCGTGTTGTGCTGCGTCAACCCTGGCGACTCGCTGCCTTGATAGTGCGACGTGTCGAGTACAATCAGATCGACAACTGTGTCTACCGATTCCGCCGCCTGATAGTGGCTGCTGTCCTGCACTGCAAGCTTTGGCCGATAGGTCACAGTCACCGCGTCGGCAAGCTGCTGATGCGCAGCCTCAGTGACCCCAAGCGCTGCGTAGTGCTGTGTCAGGCCAAACGGATCGACGATCTGCCAATGCCGTGTTTCTGCGACGATCAAGATCGGGCGCAGGTTGAAGGTATTTACGTTGTGCTGGTGCGCGGCGTCTTGCACCGCAATACTGTAGTGCTGCGTTAATCCTGGCGACTCTACCGCGTGCGCTTGGTTGCCGTCATTGACGATCAGGATCGGTCGCACATTGAGCGTATTCGCTCGGTGTTCGTGCGCTGCGTCGGCAACGGTCAGCATTGCCGCTGGGTGAAAGGTTGCCGCCGCGTTGGTCGCTGTGTGATCGTGACTGCTATCCTGCACGGTCAACACGAAGTTTTCGATAACTTCGATCCCAGCAACGGCCCAATAGTCAGAACCGGCCATCGTCGCACTAAGCGTATTCGCTACGCCCGCCGCCACGCTGAACGCTATGTCGTTGGCCGCAAGTGGCCCACTCTGACCATCTACCAGCGACGTGGCTGGCGAATCCCACGTCGCTGGGTATAGGTCGCCACCGCGCGCCGCAAAGCCCGCCAGCGTTAGCCCTGTGCCGTTCAGCGTAAGCGACGGCGTTGCGCTGTCGCCGTTAGTCGTGCCTGCGTTGCGGAATTTGTTCGCGCCGGTCACTGTGACCGCTACCACCGCAAAGCCGTGTGCGGTCGCTTCGGATATGGACGCCACAACCGCCGCCGTGCTGACCGAAGGATTGGTCAGCGTCCATATCTCTGCGACAACGTACCGACCAGCGGTGTACTGATACTGCGATTGCTGGCGATAGGTCAGCGCCGCGCCGCCGAACGTGACGCCGGTAACACTCGGCGCGGCGCTTGTGCTGTTATCCACCCAAAGCACAAACACGATCAGCAGGTTGTTGGCACTGCTAACCGTGTGATCGTGCGATAGGCTGGAAGTGCTAGCCGTTTCGCTTATGCTTGTGGTAGACGCTACAGCAATCGTCATCTATCTAGCGGCCTCGAAATGATGATTCCGACCAAAAACACGCAAACGGTTATGGCCGGAATCCACGGGTAGAAGTCGGCAATCTCAGCGATTAGATCCATTGGCTGTTACCCCAGGAACAGCCGCCGCGTCTTGCTCTCGGTGGCGACTACCGGCCCGCCCATGCTGCGCGCCGTGCCTTCGACAACCACGGGATCGGGTTCAACCGCTACCGTGAAGAATTTGAGCACAATCGGAATGCCCGCCAGTAGAAGCGGAGCCCAAACGTAATCGCCGCCCACGCCACCCGTTGAGAAGTAGGTGACAGCCCATGACCCCACGGCCAGAATTAGGCTATACAAGATTCCCGGTAATTTCATTTTCGTTTTCTCCATTGCTAGGCGTCCGCTCTACGCGAACGAATGTGCGCAAATACAAAACTTCAAACAGTAGGGCCAATGTAGCCCACGCAATGAATGCAAGTCGGATCGCAATCCGTAGCCAGTCGCCACGAAACGCCGGGTTGTCACCAGCGCTACCAGCAAGCAAGATCGTGATAGTCACAAGCGCCAGATTCGCAGGCACACCGATCCAATAGAAGCTCTGCCCGCTGCGCTTGACGTCCAGAACGAAGCGCACGGTTTTAAGTGCAGCCGCGACAAGTGCCAAAAAGTAGCAGACTAGCAAAGCCTGTGACCAGATCATATAGCGCCTTTTTGTAACCATACGACAGCGAAGTAGACGACGATAAGTGCGATGATAAACAGGACCGCCAACCCCAGCGCTACTTGCGGGCTGATAACGATCTGGTTGCCCTCCTCCAGAGCGATGATCCGCTTCTCGGTTTCTGTTTGCCACTGCGTCACAGCGTTCATATATTTGGATAGTTGATCAGCGATCCCGACAAAATACAGTTTTGGATCGCCGTAGACCAGCCGGTCAAGGTTGCGCAGTTCATCAGTTAAACCCTCGTTGGCTTCCTCTAACCGTTCTAGCCGTTCATCTACAGAGATCCCGCCGCCGCGGTGTCTTTCGTTGCGCTCCCGCTGCTGTTCGCGCTGTTGCTCAATGTAGTTGTTGACCACGGAGGAAGGCGACGCGTCGCGTACACTCTGGCGATTCCCCTCACCAATGGCCGCGGTCCCCACGTCGTCGCCTAGCGTGCCGTCTATTTGCTTTGCCATTAGTCAGCCCTTACCGCCTGAATGCCGATCCCGTCTCTCTTGCTGCTATCCCAGTAGAAACGCAGCCACCAGCCGCCAAGCGGCTTTGGCGGCGCGCCCCGCTCAATGTGCCAGCCGCCCGCTAAGCAGTGCTCGTTTTTGTACG